GGGTCCTTTCGTAACTTGTTGCTCCATAATTGAACACCTCATATTCATGTAACATCTCAAAAATTTTCTGTCCATATTTATAGACAATGGGACATCCAGGATATTCATACATCAGAGATAATGCTTTGCTCCTCATCAAGGAATAATATTTTGTCATATTGCAAAAAGCATATTTCTTTGTCACCCAAGGCAAGGTTGCTAATGTTTCTCGAGGATCTCTAATATTTGCGAGTTCTACGGTATCGTAAACTAACCCACAAAAACTAGCTTCTGAAATTTCATCCACAGTTTCGAGCTTGACATTCAATCCCATATCGGTATAGTAGGTAGCAGGTATATCTTTATTTTTACCCAATACTGCATCATCACCTTCTATTATCGGTCCGGAATAATCAATTTCGTACTCTTCACATGCGAATAAAAGAAACATCAGATTAGAAAATCCGTTGCCTAAGGAAGTATTCATCTCCCCAGATTGTCTTTTAGCATCCACTAGGATGGTAAAATATTTATTAATAACTACATTTGTGGCGGCTATGATTCTAAAAATCAATTGACAGTAACGCTGCGCCTGTATGTTATTCTTAGACATATGTCTATATAATTTAAATTCACACGAGTCCATCATATCAGTGGTGAAGTGACTCTCAAAGGATGTATAATCCGAAGTGTGAAATTTTAGTTTAACCTCATCCATAAACTTTTGAATGTAAGCAGGTCTGTCATTTTTAGGTATTTTCTTTATGAAATACGGCAATTTAAATAACACCTTCTCAATTTTAGCAAAGAATGGCCCCATAACCGCTTTCGCAGCATCTTCCCTCGCCCAAATACCTCTATGATGTTTATACTCTGGGTAGTATTCTTCTTTAGTGAACAACTTTACCACATAATTTACATCTTCGTCTAGATTGTATTTGCTGTGAAGGCCAGGTCCTTGTGGAATCTCTCCATCCAAATATGGCCCACATCTTCTTGCTTTCTTTATTTCCTGTTTTCTCCAATCCGGATGGTTTACAGTTGCCAACCATTCATCAAAATCAAAAGTCTCTGTCGGAGCAAAGGGCTCAATATTTTTTAAAAGCCAATTATCCACGAATTTCTCAAAACGTCTTCTCGTCGCCCTATTAAAACGAGGTGGATCATATGCCATTCTTTTCGCTACTCCTACTAACAAAGATTCTGGATGTGTTATGTCAGCTTTAGGCGGAATGGCTTGCACGTGTCCCACTTTAGCAGATCCCATAGGGGGTCTGTAAGCATTATCATATAATTCATATGCTTTAGTGGTTGCAAAGCGAGTTGCATCAGGTGGAGTTTTTATCTCCAAGTTCACTTCTCGTGAACGATACCCATAGAGGAAATAGCCTGATTCTATTCCTCTATGCCTACCTATTATATTTTGGGGGACTGGCCTGCCGGGAGTTGCAGAGGCTCCAAACCAAGCCGTATCTGGTCCTCTCTTCGAAAATGCGAGAATATATTTAAATCCCAACTTTGGTATCTCCAATGCATTGCTATATCAATCGCCACTTTCACCGTATTATTAGCCACATCTTCAGAAATATTATCTATTTTACTGTAGTTAATAAAGGCACCCATTGATGCGGAATTTCCTAATCTTTCTATCATAGCTTCGGGTGATAACGTAAAAGCGGTTGTTTTAGTACTAAAAATTTGCATGAGAAGCTCAAGTGAGCAAGAACCATCTTCATTCCCTATTAACACTGGATGGCGATCTAATTCGGTAAAATTACCAGGATAGTATTCTATATATGATACATAATTCTGCTGGTACGTCGCTCTGAAGTCTATAAGTGCTTCATGTTGTGTTAATTTAAAAGTGCGATCCATCTCCCTTCGAAAATCTGAAAAGTTGTTAGCCGAGAAAACTCTTATTGGATGATTGGCTGAAACAACGAATCTCAATCTTCTCTGATGGAGTCGTATTATTTTGGTAGGCCACGCAATGAAAAATATAAAAAATTGATAATACAATATCAAAATTAAAGCTAAATGTATTATCCTTATAATTATTGTGGCGAATAGTTGTAAGAAGGAAAATTTGCACATAGGCAATCCATAAGTCATTTGGTTAATTCTATTTTCCTCACAATCTATTGATAAACTGAGACATATATAAAAAACAATAAAACAAGAAATTATTACATACCCTGGCCAGAAATATCTAGGGTGTAGTTCAGTAGGTTGATAAAATTTAAAATTCCACCAACTCCTCAAACGATAATCGATTTCTGGAGGAATCGGTAGATCTTTTTCATTTGTATATTCATGATAAAAGTTAACAGGGGTATTCTTATTGTTCACAGTAGTTTGGTTCAGTGCATTCATAAATGTAGGCAACACTAAAGTTTTAACTTGTGGATCAATTTTCACTACCGGTAATTTTTCTTCAACCATCACAGATATTAAATTCTGTGGATCATTAGTTAATAATACTTCCGTTTGTCCTCGTACCGGACAGTCGTTATTCGAAATGGGTACGGGGACCTCGTTCCGTCCGGAGATTTGTGGTGGAATCGGATCACGAGGGGGAGAAGAGGACGGTAAGGTAAGGAGAGGACTTTCTTCAAAGATTTCAGCGGTAGAAGATCGAGCCATCGGGGGTCCGACGAGCATTTTAGGTTCTGGTCCTCCAACTGGTCTTCCTGTAGTAACATAGAATAGATCGGGTGATTTTCTGCATCTCCAATGTTCTTTAACGTGGTCTCTAGTCGAGACTGGACCAGTATTGGGGACAAGCCATGAATCCCGATCGATAGGTGGGGAAATCTGCCAAGGTAAAAACGAGAGGTAAGCATGTGGCAATTTGTGCCTCCGACACTGCTTATCTACAATCGCATCCTCTATTAATTGCATCTCCAATCCATTTGGTTCGTCAGGGCAAATTATATTAAGACAAACCAGGGAGTTACTTCTGAAGAAGGATATTCTTTGTAAAGTATGAGGTAGTAACTTAGCAACAACATCACACGGATCCAAATGATAAATAATGGTCTTCCTGTGGAACTTAGGATCTTTCACCTTAGTTTTAAATTTGTTCTTTTGTCCTTCCCTCGTTTCTTTTTCATTTTCCCAGACAGGTTCTTTAGTCTTATTGGGATTCCTTCTCCTATTACTCCTCTTATCAGGATCTTGTATTCCTTCTCTTTCTATTTTCCTTTCATTTCTTTTTCTATTCCTCCTCTTTTTATTTTTATTAACATTAAAATTTTCATTGTTTTTGTTTTTATTTACATTTTTATTATTATTATTATTTACATATTTTTTATTATCTACAGTATTAGGTACGTTTTTAAAGTTCCTATTTTCTTCCACTTTTTCTACATTTACATCTTCTTTCTTCTTATATATACAATTATTCTTATTATCATGATACATATTGCCATTGCTAGCATGCATCAAAGCATTCCAATTTTCAGCCATCACTCCATCGAAGGAAACTAATGTCACGAAATCTCGGAACATTATATAATCGTTTCCATACAATGGACGAGAAGTCCGGCTATTGAGCTGAAATCTCCAGTCATTCCGTTGTTCAGACGGTACCTCTTCTTCTCGTGCACAGCATAAAAACCTAATTCCTATACCTCTCAGATAACTAGCAAAAAGCGAAGGCTTAACTATACTCCTTTTACAGAATACAAAAAAGACCCGTTTTTCACCGACATTATCTTTAATACTAAAATAAAAGCCAGGTATAAAAATAGAATTATTGTAAAAATCTTCCACCATTATAAATTCATCTTTTTCAGATTCTTCCATATATGAAACAATCTCTGCAGGGGTTAGGTCCACACCTAGCCCAGAATAGCTTGTGTTAGCTACTGCATAGATATTTTGAAAATTAATTTTATCGTCGTTAGTTGAGAACATGTTTGTAGTTGTATTTCATTGATTTTGGGGGGGTTTTTTGTTGTAGTATTTCTTCCAACCATTTAGGTTGGAGTGGGTGGGTCCACAAATCATGTACGCTAGTTAACACCTTCGCCGATATTTCCCTATATCGTCATCTCTGTCAACTGCTTTTGCACGGGATTTCTCCCTGACACCAAATCCTGGATGAACAGCAACAACATGGCTTGTTCAAACACGGTATTTTACACTATCCCAATTCACACTCATAAAACGAAGACCGCACGCTGATATGTAAAGTAATAAGTTCTTCACATCTAGTCGTAGCGCTGATAAGTCATTCGGATTACAGTGTGACATGGAGTACATAAAGCCATCCTTGCGAGATCGTAACTTTACTAAGTCCATTTCATTCTTCATGTCGGGTAGCGGATGCACACAAATTTGTGGTATACGGAGCTACTTTACTACAATTTTGCTCCGGTTTATTTATCGTCATAAACAACGCCCTTACAGGGTGTGCCTTCAAAAAGGTCTTCCTATAACTCGGATAGAGAACTGTCATCTTAATAGCGTAATCACTTACACTAACAAAAGACTCACCGAGGAAAACAAACTGACAGATT